GGCATTTAAAATATACATTGTAAATAGAAAAGAAAATGGGAAGTTCCATTTTATTTTCTAAATAGTTTCAATCTCTTCCAAAAAATATATCTATCTATAAAATTACTCTTGTCTATTTAATTTAACATTCTCTATATCACCCAGCTCCCTCAACTCCAAACCAAAGTTCTCTTTGGAACTGGTTGGTGTATCTATTGGTTTTATAGCCAAAGGTAGTGGTGCTAATTGGTCTTGGTATTTCTTATCTCGGCATATCTTTGAGTTCTCTATAAGTTTCACATAAGTGTTGTATTTTTCATCTAAAAATTGTCTTCCGTTTTCTATACGATGCTCTCTATTTAAACTGGTCGTTTTATATATATCATAAGACAAAAGCAAATAGTATTTGGAGGCATTCAGCTCCATCTCCATACTTTTCTGTATTCCCAAATAGAGTTCTATGGACGCGATGAGTGCCGACCCAAGCGACAACAAACAAGTAAGCAAACTTATGTCTTCTTGCTTCATATAATTCGTCAGTCCCATTGACGCTATGCTCGTTATGGAAGCAAGGACTATCATCGGCAATTTAAAATATTTCAACCACCCCTTATATTCGTAATATTTTTTTTTATGAAATGTATTAAGCAATACGCTATTTTGGCGTATCTTTTCTAATATTTCTTCTATGTCGGTCGTCCAACCATTATCCGCCATTATATATTACCATAACAAATGAAAACTCAACCAGCTCGGCGACCACTTTGGAGCATTCGCCCATTTGCGATTGCGACTTCTAAAAGAGGTTCTCCGCTTCTCGTCTTTATGCTTACTGAAATCCTCCATCCCATACGCGCCAAAATGTATCATCTTGCCGTCTGGGTCTTCCACCATATATTTCTTGCCTTTTCTTGTGGAAGGGGAAACCTTACCAACATCATACTTGTCGGCAAGTCGTTGAACCTCACTAATGTTTGAATAATCGCTCAAACCTTTGCCTTCAATAAACGGCGGTAGATTTGAGTTGCCCTTGATTTTCTGCTTCAAAGCAATCTGCTTCTTTGCTTGTGCTGGGTCTATTTCGTCTGCGGTTAAGGGCGTAGCTTTGCTTATGCGTTTTGTTGGACGATAGACTGGGTATTCCTTACCACCAATGTCGCCCCATTCTTCCTTTTCCCATCGTTTTAGATTCTTCGGCTTTCCGTCATCTGTATAAGTTCCGCCCAACTCTTTGTAAAGCTTCACCAAAGCCATACTTCTATATGCCGATGGTTTGTCGTATCTATCATAAACAATATCTTTCGCTTGTTTGTAAAGTTTTGGGTTGTCTATCGTAGGCATCTATAATATTATCAAACATAATAACGCTATTGCTCCTACTAACAAAACCAAAAGGCATATCCCTATCACCTTATTTTGAAACTTTATTTGCTCTTCTATCGGCTCTCTATCTATCTTCGGTAAGAAACTTTCATACAAAGTTTTCGGTTCTTGTTCGCTCCTCAACATTCTACTTTATATACAGATTATTTTTTCCAATCCTTTTCGTTTGGCTCATACACCATTTCGTTCTCTACTGCTTTGCCTTTTGGAACATTTAAAAATCTGGCTGGGTCTATAATTTCAAGTAAGCCTTTCCTATATCGCTCATTGATTTCACCTTCATAATCAATAATTAATGGACTAAACTTTTCAGCCGTAGCATATTGATAAATACGAAGCAAATCGTCCTTATCAACACCTAAACCACCTTCGCTCAATATCATATTTATCTCGCGATGTCCGCTCAATTTTAGCAAAACCAAATACGAGCAGTTATTACGGATTATTTTTGGTATTTTGAAATAGGATTGCGAGAGGAAAATTACACTAACATTCAATTTACGACAACGAATATAGTAATTTTCTACTTTTTTCAAACTGTCGGCCAAAACCAAATCGTCAAAAATTACCAAGTGGTTTTCTTGTTTATCAAACTTGTCTAACTGGGGGGTGTTTTCCAAACCTTCTTTGATTACAATCTGGCCTTCGGTTTTTTGCTCCAACCATTTGTAAAGAGGCTCGTCTTTGTTTCTTGTAATAATATCAACAGAAGCAAATGTTCCTTTGCCTTTGCTAAATAGACCAATGAGATTGACTACAAAATTAGTCTTACCAGACCCAGACGGAGCCACCACACACATACGGAAGGGCAATTTAAGTTTATGTAAAGCATAGTTGGGGTTTTCTGGCTGTTCCAAAAGTTCTTTGGGTAGTCGCTCATACATATTTATAATCCGTCCATTGTTTTCGTCCTTTGGTTCTTCTTTCTTTTTGCGAGGAGGCATTTAGGCAATATATCATATAGAAACATTTTTTTTGGCTAAAATAATTATCTCGGCTTAATTATATAATGGAATACAAACCACCTACGACCGACCGACCCACACCTATTTTTAATACAAAGGATTTTCCAAAAAAAATACCGACGGCTTATCCTCATTTAACAACCAACAAAAAGTAAATTACATTGAAATATTTTGTTAATACTATATATATCAATGTCGGCATACCCACCCCCCACAGAAACATTACCAATTTTTAATGTAAATGAGTTCATCGGCACTACCAATACTTCGCAAGGTGGAGGCGGTAGCGGTGGAGGAACTTTTGTAAATTACCCCACAGCACAAGGACCATTGGCGTTGGTCGGTTTTAATTCAAGCGGAACAAGCACTATCACCAATTTAGTGGTTAATGGAACAACAGATATTAACAACAATGTAAATCTGTCTGGCGATTTAGTTTTAGATGGAGGAAGTGCGAGTATTAATTTTTTGAACGGCACTATTCAAGACAGTGCTTATACTGGTTTGACGAGTTCTGCTGGAACATACCCAGACGCAAACTTGACGATTGATGCGAATGGTAAGATTACGGCGATTTCTGCTGGAACTGGTAGTGCTATACTTACCACCAACAACACTTTTACTGGAACAAACACCTTTACCAATACCGTAGATATTAGCGGAACAACTTTGAATATTGCCGACAACAGCATTCTTGAATGTAATGAGGCAACCGTAAATATTGGAGATGGGGGGCAAGGTGCTTTGAATATTGAATGCCCCATCAATGTAGGTGGTTTTGGCGACATCACATTGCTGAATAGCGACATACTAATGATTGACGATGCGGTCATAACGCAAAGCGGAACAAGGACAATACCAAACGCTATGTATTCAACCAATATTCTCAATGGGTCTTATATCCAGTATAACAGCGACAGCACTCAACAAACTTCCGCCTTTACTGGTGCTGGTGCTCTTGCTGGTTCATATACTCAAACTGCTATGACGGTAGATGCGAATGGTAAAATAACTGCTCTTTCAAGTGGAACTGCGAACGGAGATGCTGATATGTTGTATTTGACGAATACAAGTGGGTGTTTAGATGCCTCTCAAATTGTAGAAACAAATTGGGACATAACAATTGGGTTTCAACCGAGCGGTGTAAGAGCAATTCAAACAAACGCAACAGGGCAGTATGTAGCAGTCGCTCAAAATAGCGTAGGTTATTCTTTTTCAAGTAATTACGGTCAGTCTTTCACTACTAATGGCGGTGTTTATGCGAGTGAAAGAACGAGAGGTGTTGCCTTTTCCGCATCTGGACGCTACTTCTTGGTTCAAACTGGTAATGGTTTCAATGGTAATTTGTATTGGTCGCCTAATTATGGAGCATCTTTTACTGGTTTAATCGGTGGCGGTATTACTTCTACTGCTGATGTTTGTGTAGATACGACTTGTATTGACGCAGACGGAACTCATTTTTATACATTCAATTTACTCTCATCTGCTCCTACACTATATAGGTTTGTATTGACTGGTGCTGGTGCTATTACAACGGCAACAACAACTAACTTTGCTGGAAACACTACATTCTCAAATGTGGGTGCTTTGAGATGTAGTGCTGACGGCAAATATGTAATTTTTAGAGGACAAACTGGCGGTGTTAATTATATTTACTATTCAAGCAATTATGGAGCAACCTTTACAAGAGTTTCAACACCAACAAATACAACGCTGGGTGGCGGAGGTCAAACTGTCGCTGTGTCTAAAACTGGTGAAATTATGGTAGGCGTTTGTAGGAATACATCAAGCGGAAACACCGTCGTATTTGTAAGCAACAATTATGGAGCAAATTGGTTTAGTGCTGGTAATATTTTAGTTAATGCTTCTGTTGGGTTTATATTTGATAGAATAGCAATGAACGGAGATGGAAATATTATAGTAGCCACTGCGGTTGATGATGCTGGAATTGAGTATTTTTACGCAACCTCTAATCTTGGTTTTACTTGGTATGAAGCAACTGGTAGTAATGCTGGTGAAAGATTTTGTGCTTTATCTAACGATGGGTCTTTATTATACTCTATATTGCCGACACCAGCAAACGATTTTGTATCAACTTCCTTTCCATTACGCATAGTCAATACAACTAATTTAGAGGCAAAGCAAGTTGTAGTATCTGTTCCTTCTTATTTTGAGGACTTTTATCATAGCAACAGTTCAACTTCTTTCGGCGACATAATACCATTTACTACATTGGGAGGGGGGACAACAAACATTTTTGGAGGTGCGTTTGATGCTACTCTTCAAACCGTAGGAGAGCGTAGATTGGGAAATCTATTCTTGAACTCGGCTGGAACAAACGAAGTTTATAATATCAGCGATAATCCTTACCGTTTTCCTATGATGAGTTCTATTACTTATGGGTTTATTCCTCTCGGTTCAAGTAATTTCCCCCTTACATCTGGAAGTAGAACAGACCAACTTCAAATATCTATGGCGTTAGGGTTTATGGAAAGTGGTGGAATATCATTAACATTTCCAAACTTTACTGGAACTGGTGTATATTGGCGATTGACCGCAACTACTTCCTCTGCTGTAAATTGGAGTTTATACGAAGATGATGTAATACAATCCACTCTTTCTGGAACTGATTTAACAGGGCAATTGACTGGTAAGTGGTTAAGATGTAAAATATCATTCTATAACAATGGAGCAAACTACTTTGGAGAGTTTTGGAACTTGACTGATAATGCTTATTTTAGAACTAATAACTTTGCGACAAACGCTCCTAACGCTCAAACAAATATGGAACTGTTTTTCGGTGTTGGGTCAAACAACGGAACTACAAAAACGATGGGTGTGGATTATGTTGCCGTAGAATTGAATACCCTACCGCTTGGTGGTTTATCAACTTCATTCCGTTAAATTAAGTAGGGGGTAAAATACTTTTTTTGTTTTATAAACTAAATTACAAAACAAAATATTAGATTTACAATCCAATACTCGCCATCTCAATGAGTATTTCATTTACTTCTCGCCTCGGCAGACGGCCATCTTTCGCATACTTTAACAAAGTCATTTTAAACTTTTTCACCAATTCTTTATTATCGTTTCCAGCAAGGATTTGTCCGCGCATTTTTTCAAACTCTTCCATTTCCTTTTGTTCCGTTTCTTTATCTGGTGAGGGGATTCCGCCATCCATTTTTGCGAGTTTTTGAATATTATACAAATACCTTCTCTCGTCTTGGGACAAAGCATTGATGTCGTCAAAATTAGGCAATGCTCCACCAGATATTTTACTCAAAACATTCTGGACTTCCTTGCCTATGCGTCTTGCTGGGATTTTGTGGATACAAGCGCCACTTGTAAAGCGAATGACGCATTGGCCGTCTTTGAGTTTCTGTTTATCAATCATATAGCGTCCAAACTTGGCGAATCTCTCGGTTTTTCCAATTCCCTCCTTCAATATGGGGGCAGATTTCGTTCTTGATAATCCTCTTCCTCTAATGCCTCGTCCAGCAACAGCCCCTAAAAACTGATTCAACTCTTCAAGGGTTTCCATACCTCTATCGGTGGCGAAAAAATCTCTAAAATTGGGAAAGGTTTTGGATTTTCCACCCAAAGCTTCATTCCCATCTATGAAAGAAAGAACAAATCTTCGCCTCTGTTTCTGGTCTGCCGATATATTTTCTTCTTTTATTTGGCGCTTCAACTCCTTTACAATTCGGCCTCTCAAACTTCTCCATTCATTTGGTTCCAATGTCCTAAAATCAAATGGGGCAAGTCTGCTCTCGTAAGTTCCTTCTGGTGAAGCAGAAGGAAGAAAAGGCATTTGTTCTGCCTCTTGCGCTCGGCTTTCTTGGATAGTTTCAGCAATCTGCTGGGGCGTTGAGGGCACTCCACCAGTTTCCAAAAACGCCTCTGCGAACTTCTCAAAGAAGGGTTTGAAAATTGCTTTTGTAAAACCAAACTTGAATCGTCGTTTCAACTCGTCGCTAATGGCTCCATACTGCTCCAATAAAAACTGCTTGTCTGGGAAAGTCAAACTTCTTACTATGTCGTTGGCTGAACCTTGGTCGGTTATTTTTGAAAGTTCCGCAATAAGTATAGTAGTCAATCGCTCCTCATCAGCAAACTTCTCTGTGATGGTGCGGTTGTCCTCTATTTGCGACGGTTGAGCGGTCTGTTTAAAAAGTTGATTGGCTTGTAGATTTTTACTATCTACGGCAATCTGGGTTCGCAGATTTCCTAAATAGCGTCTTCTAAACTCCTCGGCTGATATTCTTGGTGCGGACATTATATACTTACTATTAGATAAAAATTATTACAAAAAGACTTTTATCTAAAATCAAATTATTCAGCCTCTAATTCTGGGTCTTCGCTCGGTTTTACAAACTCCTTCAATCCCCAAAATCCCTTCTTGTTGCTATACTCCCCCTTGATGCGACCCATCGCCTTCAACTCCTTATTGACCTTCTGCGAACTCGTCCCAGCAAATCCATTATTCGCTAAAACTCCCTTGATTTTCTCGGCACTACAAAACCACTCTCCTTCGCCCTTGCCTTTCCTTACCTCTGGCGTTCCCTCAAATATAAAGCAATCCAAAAGGCCCTTCTTCAACTCCGTTGTTCCCTCTTCGTTTTCATTCTCCTTGTCTTCCTCCGCCTTCGCCAACTCTACTGGTTTCGCAAATGCTTCATACAAAAGCATAACAAAGGCATTCGCCCACTCTTCGCTACTTGCCTTGTCTTTAATGGTTGGGTCTGCTGGTAAATACAGTTTCAACAGAAAGTCTGGTTCTCCGTCCTTCTTGCGCTTGTCTATTTCTGCTTGGGATTTGAATTGAATACTACTACTAAACTGGTATGCGGTTTCCAAACAATCTGGGCTACTAAATGGGGGCAAGTCATTACACATAAGCATCGCCCTTGCTTGAATACAAAACTCCACTGGGTCTTGATACAATCCTCTTGCTTTATGGCTGTCGCCTCCACTACACAAGCGTTTGAAAATCTCACCATTGAGTTTGACGGCATTTCCACTACTGTTTTCTGGGACTTCTTGCGAAACCGCCAACCGAGCAAATTGTAGGGGCAAAATCCAATAGTTCTCCTTCTCTACATCGCCAGAGGAGCGTTGTTTCATCAACAAATTAGCAGACTGGATAGTTGCGTAGTATCCACCAATCGCATTCTTACCAAGAACTTCAAACACACCCTTACCACAATTTCGGTTTCCCATATAGGTCGCCCAATTCTTATCCTCTACACACCCAGCTACACCTCGCGCCAAAAATCGCATCGCTGTATCATACTTGGCGTTGAATAGATGTTTCAACAAATCCTTTTCTATGGTTTCCATTGTTGTCTTATTTGGTGAGTCAAAATAGTTGCCGAATTGGCGGTGTATGATGACTGGCGTATAAACCTCTATTTTCTGCTGTTTCAATTCAGCCCAAGTCTTAAACCACCGCTCCTTGAAGTCCAAAACACCATCTACAAAGCATAGGCGGTATTTCGTAGTGCTGTGGAACTTCTTATACAATTCTGGGTCTTCATTTTCCTCCTTGACTTTATCCATCAACGCCCTCGTCAATGCTCTTGCTCCTCCTTCCATTCTTGAATGGGGCAATCTATCCCCCTTTTTGCTTACCCTATACAAATCACATTTCATAAAATAACAAAAGCAAGAGGACATAACATT